GACGCCCCTCGCCCCGGGGGGGGGGGGGGGGGGGCCCGGCCGTCGGGGGGGGGGCGGACCCTCCCGATCGCCCTCCACCTTTTCGCTTTTCTCTAAATGTAGAGGGTTCATCTAAGGGAGAGAGAGTCTCCCTTATGGAGACTCTCTCCCTTAGGGAGATTGATATGGCTAGCACTGTGTTCCGCATGGGCGTCTCCCAGTCTGGGCCGGCGCTCCGGGGCAAACCCTTGGATTGTCCATGCGGAACACTGTGCCGTCGCCTCGAAATGGGGGCAGTGGTCTTAGTATTCCGCATGGTCAGAAGAGCGTATCGGCGTCATCCCGGGGCTCATCCGGCGTCTCGGGTTGCTCGGGACGTGGGTCTTCCAGCCCGTCCATGCGGAACGGTATTCCGTTAGGATCGTCGTTCCGCATGGGAGTGGCCTGTAATCCTTGCGGGCACTGGCCAAAGACTGCGTGGTTGTAGGCGTGGACGGCCTCCGCATCGGCCTGGTCCAGCACGTCCAAGAGAGCCTCGCACGACGCCGCCAGGGCCTCATCGTCGGGCAGGGAGCGTTCGATGGAGCGGCGAAGGTCAACGACGCCCCACGCGGCCGTGTGGATGTGGGAGATGATGCGCAGCGCGGCCAACTCGGAGTCCGGGCGGCCGCGTGGAGATGGTGATTCCATGCCCTGATTATACTCCGGGCACGACTAATGCCCCCTACCACTGGCGGGGGCTTGCAATGGCGGTATTCGGCTATGGGGCCGGGCGGCTGCGGACGCCCGGGAGGACGGTCAGGCTGTCACCGGGCGAGGCGTTTGAGCAGACGGTTCTCCGGGTCCCGGGCCATCTCCACGTTGTACTCGTTGAGACCGTGTTCGGCTTCGAACTCCCTGGCCAGCACCCAGCCGCGCCAACCGGGGACGGGCCGCCGCATCATCTGCGATACCCGATCGGAATCGTAGCCCCGGCTGAGGATCCGGTTCTTCATCTCGGCTACCTCCGTCGGCGTGTAGACCACGTCGCACGGCCTGCGATCCTTTTGCACGAACGGCGCGCTCGGCGCCGGAGGCGTGGGCGCGGGTGCTTCCGGTGCTTCCCGCGGCGTCTCCGGGCGCTCGGGCGGCTGGGGGGCGTGCTCGATCTTGGAGACCCGCTCCCTGTAGGCCCGGTAGCGGGCGACGGCGGCGGCCTTCTTACGCTTGACCCACTCGCGGAGATTGATCCACGCCAGGTACGCTTTCTTGTCTACGCGGATCCAGGAAGGGCGGGGGCAGCCGTCGGGGCCGATCCCGCCGCGCTCCCAGGCGATCAAGCCGGCCTTTTCGAGGCGCCGGAGGCCCTCCCTGGCCCACCGGTCGGTGATATGGGAGGCCATCGCGACCTGGTAGGCGGTGGTGCGGCCCTCCGCAGATTTCGAGGGCAGGCAGACGGCCAGACCCTGCATCGCGTAGGTCATGCACCGATCGAATCCCCCCCAGCCGCGCTGGGCGTGGGAGCGCGTCAGGGACGTCAGGGGCGCCCGGGCATTCATGCCCTCATGGCGCCGAGGAGACTTCGGTTTACTCATTTTCTCATTCCTTTCCGGAGCGGACTGTGCCAGTCTACAGCCTCGCAGTAGTAGGGATCATCCTCGGAGGGCCCCGTGGCGGCGGCGAAGTCCGATATCCACACGGCCGGGAACTGCCCGTCTTGCCCCTTGGGGAATTGGACGGAGACCTGCATACGGCCGGGGGCGACGTTTTCTATCAGCCAGCCCTGGGAGTTGGTGTAGGACCTATCGTGGACAACGCCGATGGCGACGGTGATCAGCTGGGCGCTGTACGGGCCGTGGCGCCGCTGGGCGTCGGGGACAACCCGGTACTCCGGGTCGAACCAGACCAGGCCGTTAGAGCGGCCTTCCTGGCGGAGTCTCTCCCACGCCGTCGCCGCCATATACCGGTAGGCGACCAGCTGGTCGGGGGAAACGATGATGGATGGTTTCCTGTAGGCGTCCATCTGGGCGACGCCATGGTCATAGATTTCCATATGCACACTATACACCGTTCCGGATGGCGGCGTCAAAACGGCAAGAGCCCCCCAGCGTCACACTGGGGGGCTCCAAGGCACCTATGGGCTCTTAGCAGGGCCAGCCGTCATCGAAATGGCAGCGGAACATGCCTCCGAGAAGCCATCCGAAATACCTCCAACTCATGGGTTTCACCTCCTATCATTCTCCGGTGGTGTCGGGCCGCCACGGGTAGTCCCCGGGCGGCAGGTTGTTGCTGAACCGGGCCCACAAGAGCAGGTTGGGCACGTCTACCACTATGTGCCTGTAGCCGCTCGGGAGCCTCAGCTGAGGGGACATTTTGAAGTCCGCGCCGACGGGCCACACGCCGCGCTTCGGCTGGTAGGCGATGAGGCTTCCTGGGTAGGTGCCTGCCGGCCTTGTTTCGATCGTCGGCGTCGGATGGAGGCCCTGGTAGTATTCCCCGTCGGCAGGCGGCATCAGCGCCTCCCGGACAATCCAGCCCTGGCCGGCGGCGAGGGTCAGCCGGAGCGCCCAGGCGGGCGTGGTGCATACCCTCCGGACCGTCACCCTCGCGGCTCCGCCACGGGCGTAGCGGCGGCCGATATCGGCGAGGGTGACCGTCATCCTGTGCACGACCCTGGCCGTCCTGCCGATCTTCGTGATCGGGGCCGCCCCGTGGGCGCGGGACGTGCCCTTGCCCCAGGTGTTGATGGTGTCTCGGGAGACGCCCTCTATCTCGGAGATATCGGCGTAGGTCAGGCCCATCGCGCTGAGGGCGCGGACGCAGGTCTGCAGCTGTTCTACGTGCTCGGATGCCATGTCACTGCCCCCCGTCGGTCTCGGCGTCTCGGAGGGTCCAGCCGTAGGCATACCCGTAGAGGCTCGCGGTGATGGTCAGGACGATCCTCCACGGGGTGGAGGCGGTGGTGACGGCGACGGCGATGAGCGCGACCCATGCCAGGCCGAGCAGCGCCACCATCGCCGGCGTCGGAGTCGGCTTGGTCATCTCAGCAGTCCTGCCTTTCGCGCGAAGTTGTCCGCGATCCGCTGGTTCTTGTCGATCCAGGCCTGGCGGGCCCTCCGCAGGGTCCGGAGGCCGGTGGGGCAGTGGTCGATCACGACGTCCGGGAGGGCGTCCAGGACGTCGGTCAGGGCGTCGGCCGCGCCCATCGAATACCATGCCCGCTGCTCGGGAGAGAGCCGATTCCAGTCGCAATCCAGGCTGGCGCCGGCACGGCGGCCGTCGGCGTAGAGACGATCGTAGGCCTCCGTGTGGGCTTTCACGATGGTGTCGCGGATGGTGCCTCTTTTGCAGCCGTACAGGTTGGTGGCCGCTATGAGGGCGTAGCAGGCGCCGGACCAGTAGACGGCCTTCGTCTCGGGCGTGTCCCAGTCGCGGAGCGATGCGCAGTGGAGGATTTTCTTAGTCACTTGATGTGCCTTTCCAGTGTCAGGTCGTAGATGGCGGTGCAGGCGTCGAAGGACCCGGGCTGCCCGGGGGCAGGGAGGTTTTCGGCGAGGTAGCGCAGGTCGCAGACGAACCGGGCGCCGGGCACGTGCTGGGCGCCTCCGGCGGCGGTCAGCTGCGCCGGGGAGTAGAGCGCGATCGGTGTACCGTCGGCGGCGCCGATGGAGATGTACCGGTGACCGAGTTCGCGTTCCAGGTGGTGGATGTAGGAGACGCAGTGGGCGGCGAATATCTCGCCGCCGGTGCGGTCCTGAGGATTGTTGACCTTGAACAGGCCCATATTTACGCCTCCGAATCCTGCACGATGCGCTCGTGCCAGAGCGTCAGGTCGCACGTGTACTCGCAGTGGGCGATAGGGTCGAAGATGCAGAACAGCAAGCTCAGGAGGCGGGTGTCCGGGCCGCCCGGGGGGATCGGGTCGCCGGTGAAGGCATCGATCATCGCGAGCGGGTTTTCGGGATCCCACCATGCGGACTCCAAGTCGGCCTCGAGCGCCTCCTGGATGCAGTCGGCTTCGGCTTCGATGACGCCTCCGTCCTCGATCAGGTAGTCCAGGACGAAGTCCCGGATCAGGGTTCTCTCGGAGTATTCCATTATCGTGTCCTTTCGGGGGATGTGCGGTAGTACTGGGGGCGGGGCCAGCGGGGCCAGGCGAGGCCCCGGACCGTGGCGACGTGGCCTCCGGGCAGGTGCCGGATCGCGGTGTGCCGGCCTCCGTGGTGCAGGTCCACGCTGTAGGCGGCGGCTTCGCAGGTGCCGACCAGGTAGCCCTCGCGGTCGTAGTAGCAGGTGCCCTCGTAGCCCTGGGAGGCTGCGTGGCGGACGTCTCGGGCGATCCGGTCGTAGGCGCCGGGGGCGAGCTCGGGATGGTATTCAGGCATGTCCAGGGGTGTCCTTTCCGGGTGGGGCCCCCCCCCCCCCCCGGGGGGGGGGGGGGGGGGGGGGGTGGGGGGGGGGGGGGGG